ACTGCTGTTGCTGCTGCCATTTTGATTTCTCCTAATTAAGTTAAAAAAGTCCCCCCACCACTAGGGCAGGGGGCGCAACTGCAATTAGGCAGGAACCAACAAAGCAAACATAGATGCAGACTTAGCCGCACCAGTGCTTGCCGCTGAACGCAGAATCTGCACTCCATACAACGTATCCGCTGTATACAGAGTTGCAAGGTAGGGCTGTTGGTACTGAACTTGTGAGCGAATAGCCATTTGTTCAACCAAAACCAGAGAGTCTTTATGACCCATCAGGCAAACTCGTGGGTTATTAGTACCTGAACCTGTGTCGCAATTGCTTGAAACAAAGACAGGGATACCATACAAGTTACCGATTTCACCAGTGCGAATGGTACTGTTAGTACCACCAACAAAGGCTTGTTCAGTGTAACGAGCCAAACCCATCAAAGTGTTGCGGCTTGAGGGAGGAATCAAGAAGAAACGCTGATCCATTGGGGTATCAGTGTCGTCCAGACGCTGAATGGTGCGGCGAATAGCGGCATCGGTCAATGCTGACTCATTGTTGTTTGCGGCAACATAAGCAGTAGTACCATCACCACCAATAAAAGCACCACTTGCATACACGTTTGTACCAGCACCGCCATTGGTTGAACGACCCAACTGAACCAAATCAGTATCAACTTGTTTAGCCAAAGCGTAACCAGCGTCAGAAGTGTAGAAGTTACGCAAGCTGTTTAAGGCTTGGGCTTCAACAATATCCTCAATCAAACGGCTATATTCGTAATGCTTGTTTATAGAAACTGTAACTTCAGACTCTGTAGCAGCAATCAAAGTGACTGCTGTTTCAGCGGCTTTAGCAGAAGCAGAACCACGGGTAGGTGCGGGAATGTGAATTACATCACCCTTCTTACCCTTAAAGGACATCTTCATAATGAGGTTCGCAAGAACCAAGTTTTTCTTGTAGGCAGCTACAATTTCATCACTCCAAATGTCTGGAATGAACTTGTCTGCCGTAGTTACAGTAACTGAATTACTGGGGGAAAATGCTGTTGCCATGTTAAATCTCCAAAAAACGATAGGTTAAATTATTTGACCCGTCCGTCCTGATAAGCCTGCATGATTTCTCCGCTTAACTGCTCATAACGATCTGGGTCGGTCATTTTCAGCCGAATTAGATCAGCCCTTCGATAGACTCTCTTTCCAGACTCTCCACTGCCACCTACATCAACTGTCGCCGCTTTAAGGTTAGACTTGCGCTGAGTTTCCCCTGCATCATTAGTCTGTTTAGCCTTAACACCACGCAATTGCTTATAGGTACTTAATAGTTCATTAGCACTGTCGTAATCAAACTCACCATCAGCTTTTGCATACAAACCTATACGAATAGGTGAAGATTTCACCCAATTCACAAAGTCTGCATCTTGAGCAATCTGACCAAAATCAGGATGCTCTGCCGCCAGCTTTTGCTGAATCTGCATCTTTTTGAACTCTTGACCAGCTTGTCTAGCCGCAAGTACATCGGGATGGTTATCAACTGTTCTACGAACTGCCTCTTGTGGATTCTCGAAAAAATCTACCTCTGGCTCTCTTTCAATAGGTTGTTGTTTAGAGGAGAGGTTTTGCTTTATGAGTTCATCTGCTAGCTTTCGCACTTCCCCAACTTCCTGCGCTTGCTTTCCAATCAGCTTCTCAGCTTCTTGGTGCATCTTGACCACTTCTTCCAAAGATTTCTGCCTGTATTTCTCAGGCATCTCAGACAAGGGTTCTACAACAGGTAGTTGCTTCTTTTGCTCGACTGCATCTAACTCACTTAGCGACTCATCTTCATTGTCAATCAACATATTTCTTCCTTTTCCTGCCGTTCATCGGTTCTAGGACATTCAACTCGGCATTTCTGCTTATGAGTTGTGCTTTTGCTCCCACTTCAGTTGATCTAGGTGTTTCTTCTCGAACTTCCCATGCTCTGATGGGAAAGAACCAGACCACCCTTCTAACTTGAAGTTAGGAGCAGACAAAATGCGGTTGGCTGTTTCTCCGCATTCACACCTAAAACTCATCAACTCATAATTGACAAGTCTTTCGGTTTTATGCCCGTTTGCACAGGCAAAATCAAACATTCTTTTCATTCAATTCCTCAAACGCTCTTTCGCTGACCTCTTTCAAGGTTTTCAGCCAAGTCAAGATAGAAAGTTCACCTTTTTTAAACATTAAGGCATTTCCATCAGGAATAACGCTTAGATTATTCAGCGAATCTATCATAATGTCAATATCTACGGACAAATCCTTCCAACCCTCTGTTGACATCATGTCAAAGCGGCTTTCGTAGTATTTTTGGAGTTCTGGGGTCATGGTGCTTCAGGCCACTCAATAGTCCAAGGGAAACCAGCCTGAGATGGCACATCCCGCAAGGCTTGGCGATAAGTAGCCCACAAAACTTTGTCAACAGGAGAGTCGGACAATTGAGTCCAGTCTGTATTAGCTATTTTCTCATTCCGTTCAGTGCGAATTTCCAAGGCTTTGCTATTGTTGCGCTCTTGTACTTCTTCAGCAGCCATGTCACGCACCCGCCAGACTTGAGTCCAGCGTTGATATTCCGTGCTAAAAACAGGTGGGTCTTCCTCAAGCACTTGAGTGTTGGATATCAAGGGTTGAGCTTCAGTAGCTACCCGAAACATCCCAAACTCTTGCAACAACGCATTGGTTGGATTTGCAGGGAAACTGACGTTTGGATGCGCCATTTTTAGTTGGTAAATGTTATACGGATACTGTTCTACAGCACCATCTTTAATGAGCGCAAACATAAATTACACCACTTGTTTTTTAATGACCGCCAACATGATTTTAGCTTTCTTCTGCTCCAGTTTCTCACTGGTCAGTAATGAGCGAAGCTGCTCTGTAAATTCCGAAAGTTCATTGCGCTCGTCTGGCGGCAAGTTACCAATTTCTTCTAGCGCAAGAGCGTAGTTGTCAATGTTGATTTGGTAAGTCATTACCTCTTGCACACGCCCCTCAAGAGACATTGCCAAAATTTCTTCTCGTGTTTTTGGGGTTTCAATAGTTTTATCTGTCATAGTTTTCCTTTTAAGTTACGAAACAATTTGTCCAAATGCTACACCATAGCCAGTACTATTTGGTAATGTAGCTGGATTGGCATATTTAGTACCAAATCCAAATCCAGAACCACTCCAAGGATAGGCTGAAATGAATGGAGTAGTAGAGTGGGCTACGGCAATATTTAAACTATCAGGACTGAAGGCTACGCCCCTACCACTACCAGTTGGTAGGGTAGCTGGATTAGCGTATCTAGAGCCAAAACCAGAACTACTCCAAAGGTAAGCTGAAATATAGGGGGTTGTAAAGTGGGCTACTGCAATATCAAATCCTCCTGCGCTAAAAGCTACACCATTGCCTCCACTAGCTGGTAATGTAGAGGGGTTAGCGTATTTAGTTCCAAATCCTGAACCACTCCAAGGGTAAACTAAAATAAAGGGGGTAGAGCCAGACGTTACCGCAATAGCTGACCCGTTAGGACTGAAATCTACACCATAACAGCTATTAACTGGTAGGGTAGCTGGATTGGCATATTTAGTACCAAATCCAGAACCAGACCAAGGGTAAGCTGAAATATAAGTGGAAACACCCCCGTAGGCTACTGCAATAGCAGACCCGTCAGGACTAAAATTTACACCGTTGCCTGTACCAGTTGGTAGGGTAGCTGGATCAGTGTATTTAGTGCCGAATCCTGAAGCTGACCAAGGGTAAGCTGAAATAAATGGGGTATCGCTGTGAGCTACTGCAATAGCAGACCCGTCAGGACTGAAAGCTACGCCATAACCAGTACTAGCTGGTAACGTAGCAGGATTAGCGTATTTAGTACCAAACCCTGAAGCCGACCAAGGATAGGCTGAAATGAATGGAGTAGTTGAGTGCGCTACTGCAATAGCAGAACTATTAGGACTGAATGCTACGCCAAGGCCAGCACCAGTTGGTAGTGTAGCTGGATTAGTGTATTTAGTACCAAATCCTGAACCACTCCACGGATAGGCTGAAATATAGGGAGTACTTAAGTGAGCCACTGCAATATAGGAACTAACGGGGTTGCCAACGGTACTCCATGCTACGCTGGTACCACCACTTGGAAGTAGTGTAGATGGATTAGCGTATTTAGTACCAAATCCTGAACCACTCCACGGATAGGCTGTAATAAATGGAGTAGTGGTGTGGGCTACTGCAATATTTAAACTATCAGGACTAAACGCTACGCCATTGCCAGTACCAGTTGGTAGTGTAGATGGATTAGCATACTTAGTCCCAAACCCAGAACCACTCCACGGATAGGCTGTAATATAGGGAGTAGTTGAGTGGGATACTGCAATAGCAGAACCATCAGGACTAAACGCTACGCCCCTACCAGTACTAGCTGGTAGGGTAGCTGGATTGGCATATTTAGTACCAAATCCAGAACCAGACCAAGGGTAAGCTGAAATAAAGGGGGTTGTAAAGTGGGCTACTGCAATAGCAGACCCGTCAGGGCTAAAAGCTACGCCATTACCAGTACTAGCTGGTAGGGTAGCGGGGTTAGCGTATTTAGTTCCAAATCCAGAACCAGACCAAGGGTAAGCTGAAATAAAAGGAGTAATTGAGTGAGCTACTGCAATAGCAGACCCGTCAGGACTGAAGGCTACGCCATTGGCTTGACTCGGTGGCAATGTAGCTGGATTAGTGTATTTAGCTCCAAACGAAGAACCAGTCCAAGGGTAAACTGAAATAAATGGAGAAATGTTGTGGGCTACGGCAATATTTAAACCGTCAGGACTAAAATTTACACCCCTACCAGTACCAGTTGGTAGTGTAGCTGGATCAGCATATTTAGTTCCAAATCCTGAACTACTCCAAGGGTAAACTGTAACAAAAGGAGTGATATCGTGAGCTAGTGCAATAGCTGAATTGTTAGGACTAAATGCTATATTTGTTACAGAACTAGCAGGCATGGTGGCTGGCATACTGTATGTGTTTCCAAAACCAGTTGCCCCCCAATTATAAGCCGCCATAAATGGTGCGATAGAACTACCTACCACCAACGCTTTTGGTGTAGTGCTGACACCCACATTGCCAGCGGCAGCTTTTAGGCGAGTACTAAGCATTAGACAAAACTTCCAACGTAAGCGCCGTACAAAGTGCTCCCAATATACCAAAACACCAACATAGCCGAATTGGTAAGCGTAGGGGCTACGTTTCCAGTAGAACTAACCCATACAATTGAAGGCCAAGTTACAGTGTAGGTTGATCCGTTTGTTAGGCGCAAAGTAAGGGACTGCCCTGATGCAAATGATTGTGTAAAAGTTGGATTGCCTGATAAAGCGCAAGTCTGTATTGTGCCATTAGATGGATTAAGGTTTATCGTGCCTGATGTTCCCAATGCAAGCACAGTTTCGGTGTAGCCAGTAAACGTCTTGTTAGTTAGTGTTTCCGTTCCAGTGTAGGTAACAATTGACGCACCAGCCAACGTGGTTGCTCCTATTCCTCCATTAGCAATAGGCAATGCAGTGCCAGACAAAGTAATTGCCAATGTTCCGCTTGTCGTAATTGGCGAACCCGCAACAGATAAAAACGCTGGTACTGTTGCCGCAACACTGGTAACTGTGCCACTTCCACCAGCTACAGTAACTGTTACTTCATCGCCTGATGTGGTTGCTGTAATACCTGTACCAACAAAATTTAAACTCTTTACACCATTGGTAAGTGTTGTTCCTTCTTCCTTTACGGCAATAGCCGCATTGGTGGACATGGTGTTAATAACTTTGATTTTTTCAGCAATGTCAGCGGATACAACCTCACCAACATTTATTTCTCGCCCATCAGATAAAGTAATAATCAAAGAACCATCAAAGTCAATATTGGCATTGACTACTGATATTCCATCAACCCCATCAACCCCATTGAGCCCGTTAAGTCCCGCTTCTCCTCTGTCGCCCTTAATTGAAACCCCGTCTTTTCCATCTTTGCCATCACGCCCATCTTTGCCATCAAGACCATGATTGAGAGATAAAATTTGTTTTTCAAGAGATTTACCAACTTCATCATAGCGAGAGCGAATATCGCCTTCAATCTTTTTAAGAAGATTGACCACTACATTTACATTTCCTTTAACTGATTCTTGTCGCTGAACACGGGAATTTTTTATGGATTTTTCAATCCCCGACAAAAGTTGCATTTGCTCATCTGAAGTCAATGAATCAATCTGCATACTCTTAACAATATCGTTTGGGTCGATCATTTGTTGCCCTCAAGTTCAGAGCCAAGAGCGTTAAAAAAGTCGTTTTCCAAATCTAATTTATTGCTATTGGCATTATTCATCTGTAATTCAACAATTTTAGACTTGTTTTTAATGTCTGCTTCCTTGAGCATCAACTCAGCAATCTTGACTCGCTTATCAAACTCTCTAGATGCTTGGTCATCTTCATTTGGAAGGTTCTTGGTCATTGCCGCCATGTTCTTTGCCTGCACTTCTTGTGGCAATAACTGCGCTTCAACTGACAATTTGATAGCTTCTGCTTTGTTTTGCTCTGCTTGGCTAGTCTGAACAGCAATATTAGCCTGTGCAGTCTGCATTGCCAACTCTGCTTGCATCTGTTGCATCTGCTGTGCTTCAGGATTAGGTTGCATCATCTCATCCAACTTGGCAATCAACTCCATTCTGTTGGACAAACTGCTGTTTCCTATGATGCCTTTAAGCAAAATAGGCAAAACAGGGGTGTTAGCACCCAAAGTCTGCAACAAACCAATGAATTGCTGCTGTTCGTACTCACGAGCAATGATTCCAAGGGTTGCAGTGGGGATGAAGTTCATATCAACAGAAGGATAACGCTCTGGATCGAACTGCATGAACCTAAAAGCCGCTTTTTTGATAAACGGCACAAGGAAATCTTCTTGAAAGTTGACCAAAGTACGTTTGTACTTCTTAATAATCGAGGCAACAGCCATCGACATACCGCCACCATCACGGCTTGACTGTGAAACCATCCCGTTTGAGTCAAGAGTACCAGTAGCTTGTAGCAACATTCGCTCAAAGTCTTTGGCAGTTGCTAGATTGTTTGAGTCAGTCTGACCAAACTTGAAGGGATACAGAATTTCATTGGGGTTGCCATTGGTAAGAATAGCTTTACCAGCTTTAATCTCAAACTTCATGCCACGGGGCAAACGTGTGGCATCCATAGCAACCATTGGGGCAGTGGTCAAAGCGAGTGAATCCAAGTGAGCCCTAGTCTGAGCATCAATAGCTTTCTGCATATTGAAGGCTTTTTCCACTGTACCTCGCCCCAACAAGCGATTAGGCACTGTATCGTCTTGGTACGATAAAACAGGCCTGTCTTTCATCATGTAAGGGTTTTCTTCAGCCTTCAATAACATACCATCGTTGGCAATTACGACAATAGCTTCTATCATGTCTGAGTAGTCTTCTGCCGCTGAGTTCTCAGGGAACAACTCAACAATGTCTTTGTTTTCTTTTAGATTGTTCAGATACTCACGAGGCACAAGCCCGTAATACGTCAACAACAGTACCTTATCGTCTTGGTACTGGCTAATCTCTTGGGTAGGTTCTAAGTCAGTATCTTCATAGGTAGGAGTGATGTTTACCTTGCGATAAATACCTTTCTCAATCCCCTCAACAACCTTGTGAATACTCACATATTTCTCTATCGCCACCCCAAGGCAATCGTCAATAGAAGTACCATTAGGATCAAACAAGAAGTTCTTGGGGTTGATAGGCATGATCTTGACAGCAATGCGCTCTTTCTCCATCACGCCAATTGCAGCTTGACCCATCTGATTAGGAATAGGTTGAGTAGAAGGGACATACTCTTTCTCAGTCTTGACAATGATCTCGCCAATACCAGTACCATAGATTTCTGCCATCAACTCAATCTGGTCAATGGCTTTGCGAATCTTGTCTTTCTTAAAGTCTTCCATCAGTTGAGTTTTAATCAACTCAACATCTATCGGGTTCCCACCTATATCTTGGATATTGTCTTCAATATCAAAGAAGTCGCCTTGACCAAAGATAGCTTCCATGATCTCAGCATGGCGAGTCTCTACAGCTTGTTGTGTGGCAGGGGTAACTATGCGGCTACGCTCAGACTCACGGGTCTTGTCTTCAGAAGCCCACTGACCACGGAAGATGCGCTCATACTCTAGATAATCAGGAAGAAAGTTGGTATCTCGCCAATCTCTCCACTTATCACAATGGCTGGTAATGAAATCGGTCAACTCTTTATCAGCCTCAGTAGGCTCATAAAACTCGTTTTGTTCTAGCTTGACTTCTTTGTCTGTTGCCATTTATATCCCCGAAATAATATCTAGAGGCTCCCACTCATCTTCTTGGTCGTCTTGGAAGTATGAGGTTATCGCCAGTTGGTCAATGTAGGAAAGAGCATCAGGCAAGTCATCGTGAACACCTTGGGCGGGGAACATCAAGAGTTGATCTTTGAATTCATCCCAATCTTCCTCAGAGTTCAGCACAATACGCCCATGCTCAAACCTTCCTTGGAGACTCCAGATAATTCTGTCAGTCTTTTTCCTGTTGCCATGCGTCA